GCTTCCTTTCTTTTTTACAAATCCGCTAAGTGCTTCAGACGCACCACCAGTAGCAACAGCGGCTCCTACCCTCATTGCTCCTTTAGCCAAATTAGACATCTGTGCGTTCAAGGCTTGCTTCTTACCCATATAATATTTAAATAGTCCCTCTTGCTTATATTTCTGAAGTCCCATCTTTTGCTGTCCTAGTCCGATTGCAGAAGACATAGCTTGTTGCCTATTCCTATCTCTTGCTTCTTGTTCTAAGTTTGCCAACTTAAGTCCAGCAGTATTAGCAGCGTCCATAATAGAACCAACACCAGCTAAAGCTGAACGCCTACCTCCTAATTGAGAAAATGCTGCACTTTGAGCACGGTCAGACTGTTGATTGAATAATCCTAGTGCAGAAGAAGACAGACCTTGATTCTTCATCATCTGAGCCTCTTGATTAGCCTGAGTTATCTCAGGAGCAACTTCTTGTCTTTCTAGAGCAGACACCTGTTGCTTTATACCAGTATTTGCCTCTTTATATTTTTTTACTATACTCCTACCCAAAAGGCCTAAACCTCCGGAACCTAGAACTAGAGATGCTTTACCAAGATTTGTGTCAAAGAATTTCTTACCTGCCATGATTATCTATTATAAAAAGGTTCTAAAATATTAAGTTCTATATAAAACAAATTTACGAATTCATTGCCATTAACTGGCTTTAAGTTTATCTGTGCCCAATTACCCTTCAGTACATTTCCATTGATAAGTCCACCAGTGCTATTAGCGTCCCTTTTGAACGAAGCGTGAAGCTTGTCATCCTTATATATAAAGTCTGCTTCTTGAAGACTTGAACTTTGACCAAGGTTTGTTGTTATATCTCCATTGGTATCGGGAACCCATTTCTTATTACACAGCATACTTATAGTATTGTACCTCTTCTTAATAGTCTGTATATCATTGAAAACCAACTTAATAGAAGGCTTGTACTGAGTTCCGTAGAAGTTACAATATGTATTACTGTCGTGTACATACAGCTGTCCGTTTCTAAATGATACAATAGAACCTTCTGTTGATGTTATCCATTCCGGAGCAAAGTCGTAGAAAGAAGTATAACTGTTTCTAAGTTCATTAAATCCAAGAGTATTATTAGCCTGTCCAGAGTATCCTTGGAATACAGATATGTATTCTTCTTCATAGAAATCATATACACCTAGCACCTTAGCAAATCCACCCAAAGTGCCTGCGGTATTGTTTATGTATTTATTCGCCAATGAGGTGATATAGAACTGTGCCTTATACAGACTAGATATTGGAGTAATTCCATCATCGCTTAACCTGAGTTGATAACCCCTTATAGGATCAACAAAGTAGTCAGCCCTAGCAGAAGACGCAAGGCTAGTAGGAAGGTTTCCTATACCATATTCACCTTGATAATAGTGTATTTGATTTAACAGCTTATTGGTCTGTATTAGATTGCTATTACCATCCGCATTATATATCATGTTCTCAAGAACCCCTACCACTCCACAAGCTCTCTTTTGAAACACCCTCATCTTACTGCCTCTAACCTTGAATCTAACTATATCACCTTTCTCCCTATCATACTCGTCCATGTTGGTAGAGCTAAATCTATTAGAGTTATTTACATCAGTCCCTGCCTCTTTCTGTAATCCAAATCTAATTAATGTAGGGTAATAAGACTGTTTAGCATTTTCATCAAACACAAGAGGTCTTGACTTTGCGTTTATTTCAATCTTATTTATATCACTAAAACTTTTCTCTATTATTGCTATTTGTGTATTATTTACCACATCTAGTTTTAGATCAAATGCACCTACGCTTATTTTAAATCCAGTATCATCATGCGTCTCCGTCATTAAAAACAATTTAGCACCAGCAGGAACGCTTATTTTGGCATCAAAATCAAGCTCATATTGCCTATTAGCTTCTGTTAGCGCAACTCTTTTAAGAACAGGATATATTGCAGCTGTAGTTGAATTTAATACAACCTTTGCATGTATTGCAATGTAATTCGCATTTGATACAGTAGTAGATACAGGTATTTTACCAATAACCCTTACAGTCTGAGTAACACCACTTTTATTACGGAATAGGCAATCAGGTGTTGTAAAGTTTGGATATTCAATAGCAAGTAAACTTGTAGTACTACCACCAAGTACCTGAGACTTTATTTCATATATAGAGTTAGATATTGTTTTAGTAGTATTATCATTACCCCATACGTTTACGTTTATATTCCTATACCTTCCTGCATATGCACCAAAGCTATCTCCTTGTCCATATTGGCCAGCAGTAAAGGAGTAATTTGCTCCTATAGGTATATTCCTATATCTAAAAAACTCATCTCCACTTGTAAGATATACTAACGCAGGTAGAGAAACTGTTTGAGACTGACTCTGCCCTACATGATATCTATTTGCAGTTCCGGGCTGTGACACCGCATACTGTTGCCCTATCTCATAGTAAACATCAATACTAGCTGATGGTTTCTTATAACTATAAATCTGTATTTTATAGTTTTGGAAATCCTCTACTGCAGTAGCAGTTCCTGCATATACAACAGGATCAGGCTCTAGTAGTTTAAAGTTTGTACTTATAGCAACTGATGGGTATTTAATCTTTACATAAGTTCCTTCAGCAACATATCCGTTTATGTTTGGATTAGACTCAACTCCAATTATTTCAAAATCTAAGTTATCAGCAAGAGCGACTATTGTTCCGTCTGCACTAACTCTTTCAGTGAATCTTATCCTATCCCCTGCAGCAAAATCATACCCAACATATCCTGACGTAGACTGAATATCTTCATTGTATTGTATCATATTACTTATACCTATATAAGATACAGAGAAGTCAGTTGAAGATGTTGCTCTTGTTGTTAGCTTAGTAAATGCTCTATTAGATACCCAGAATATATTTTTATCATATGTAAGGTTGTCTGTTCTTACTATATTATAGTATGACGACCAAATTGGAGGCTGATGAGATATTGATATCTGAACAAATGGGTATAGTGTACTTCCTGTCCATTTGGGGGTAGTAACCTTTAACCCTTCTGAAGTTACAACACCATTTGTTCTTCCCTTCTCATCATAATATACAATACCGTACCTATAATTTGAGTTTCCTTGATGCACATACAAAGCATTGTCTTGCCTATTTGTTGCAAAAGGTACAGCAGACAAACTGTTTATCATATATGCTGATTCTAAATTCAGCGCGGTTGCATCAAAAATATTAAGTTTATTGCCTGTAATTAATGCAGAAAAACCTTGCGAAGTAGCACTTGCCTCTAGCCCAATAAGTATTTGGTTAATAGTGTCTGAAGTTGTAGAGTCGTAAAATATTGTAAATAAAGTTCCTGCTGAATTTCTAAGTTTAACATAAAAGTCTCCATACCCTGCTGCTGGAATAGAAACAGGAACATTTGTTCCTGCATCGTTTGCCCCCATGCCCGTAAGGAATACGTCAATTGAATTTATTCCTCCATAGCTACTTACTCCATTCTGTTGCGCAAAGAATAAAACTCCAGGAACTTCAGAAAAATCTTGAGTAGTAGAGTTTGAGGTAAGCGTAGCATTTACATTGCTAACATTATCATATCCTTCAGTTATTCCACCGTATACAAGAGTACTTCCATTTACTAACTCTTGTGCATTTGCTTTCTGTGGCACATAATCAAATAACGCTATTTGCTCTGCTTTATCTATAGGTATTAGAGATGCATTATTGTAAAACAAATAGCTATATACGTTATTGTTTGGTATTGATAAACTAGCATCCCTCTTATTCAAAGAAGTAATTAGCTCGTAATCAGAGGTAACTCCATCTGCACACTTTCTAACAGCTATTTCTATCTTTTTTACCGTTTCATCTCCAGTAGACATGAACAGATTAATCCTTGAATTACTATTAGGAAACCTAGATAGTGGTTCACTAAATGGTAACCAAGGTAATGGAACCATGCTTCCTGTACTCCATACAGACTTTTCTCCATCATCATAAACCCACCTATATATAAATTGAAACAATGAGTTTCTAAGATTGTTATTTGTTACGTTATTATCATACTCGTAAGCGCATTTTACCGGCATTGATGGAGGTGCCTTTGCTACATCAAGATATGACCTTTTGTATGATGCATAAACGCCTGCAAGTTTCCTATCAATGTTTAACTTAGATGGCCTGCCAAGAGAATCCACCCAATAAAGTACATCTCCATCCAAGTCCAAAGATGACTTGTATGAATCATTATACATGATATTAATAGATGTAATTGGATTGTTTATATTGAACCCAAGAACATCTGTAGCACTATGCGTGTTATTTAGAAATAATACCTGAATTGTTTTTGGTATTGTATTATATATGTAAATACCGTGATTGCTGTTAGAGTTATAATTGAAGTAAAACAGTCTTTGCTTTTGAGAATCATAATAAGATCCGATGCAGCTATTTGTTCCGGCAGGTAATGATGTTGCTATGTTTCTGTTTCCTAAAATATTTTGAGCAGAAAGACCACCTTGACTTCCTCTGAATACTAAATTCCTAGCCTCCTTATGATGGCTGCCAGGAATAACATCATTGGTGTCATCTAAGTTCATTACACCGGATAACTGTTTGCGTTCAATCTTCATATTATGCTTTTGCTACAAGTTTCTGACTCAATCTTATCTGTTCGTTAGCATCCCATGGAGTAACAGGATTTACCCTCATCTTAGCAAGCCTCTTCTGGTTGTAATACTCCTTTCTCCTCATTTGTTTGTCTCCCATAGTTGCCCTTCTTCCAGTAGGCAATAATTCAATATCCTTCCACGCAAGGTACGAAAGTAATGCGTCTCTAACTTGTATAGGTATCTTGAAATTAACATCATCCGATGGTGATGAAAAGTATTCAAGTATTACGTATGTGTAATTAAATTCATTATTAAGATATATCAAACCTTCCGTCTCTGAGATATCAAATTCACCTTGACTATTCAATGCAGCACCTGCTCCGAATATATTTGCATACCTAGCTCCATCAAAGTAATTTACATACGCCAAATCCTGTAGCCTATATGTATTACCTACGCTATCATCTGTATTGAATTGAAGCCTATTAGATTGGTCTATCTTATACTCTGTTAGGTTGTTATTTCTTCTTAGAGTAGCCACCTCTCCATCAGCATTAAGTACGCCAACTTTAGAGAATCCAATATAATTGGTAGGCAACGTAACAGTCTTATTAGCGTTTACAATTAGCTTTTCTGTTTTTGGCTCCATGTGTACATCATACCCAATCTCCTCTACACCTCTTACACCAATAGGCCATAGCCTTCTATACTCAGCACTTGTGAGTTTAGCTTGGTCAATATATTGATAGATAATTTCAGATAGCTCTATCCATTGGGCTGTTGAATTAGACATATTCAAAATTAGTTTTATTTTTATTAACTCCAGTCAAATACCCGTAAAGCGTATTTCTTGGTATTCCAATACTATAAGCTGCATCTGTCGCTGAATTATATATGCGTTTTGTAGTTTTATCAATCACTCTTTTCCTATTAGCAATAACAGATTTTTCAACTATTTCTTTGTGATTTCTTATACAACCACTCATTAATTTTTCCTTATGCTCATAAGATAGTTTTTTTCCTATATGAGATTTTGATATCTTATTCTTGTGTTCTTCTGAGAGTTTTATACCTTTTAATTTTATAGACTTTTTTCTTCTAGTATCTTCACTTACTTTTACGCTGCATGCTCCATCTCCACCATCAGTAAGATTACAAAGTGTACCGTTGCTAGTATTAATTCTTCCATATAGTTGAATAAATTCAATTTCTTTTTCTAAAGCTTGTTCTTTGGAAATATTATCTATCAATACCTCAACAACATATTCTGACTTTGAAACAATCCTATTCCAGATTACATTCCTTCCATTTTTTGATACAGCTCTTTTATATGAAGATGCTACACCTATATAGAATGGTTCGTTTTTATCAAGCCTTATATGTCTGTATACTAATGCCATTGCGCTGTATCTTTTGCCATTTATATTATATTTTATCTAATCCGTCTTTAATAGAATCTGCTGGCATTTGCTTCCTTATATTCAATTGCCCCATAACCCAAGTAATGATATCTGCGATATATTCTCCAGGCACATTGAGTTCTGCATTCAAATCTGAATTCTCATGACTAACCATCCTTACGATTGGAGTCTTTGCGTTCAGATTATAGTAGGGACTCTTGAAATACAGTCTGTCTCCTTCTGCCCAATAGAATATCTTGCTAGGGGGCTTCTTCATGTTATCTATCAAATCTATCTCTCTTGGAGAAATTGGAATTGGAGCTTTTGCCATACCAGTACTTACAGGGAATGTAACAGAAGATATACCATAACCTCTAGACAGACCCAAGGGAGGATGTGGCAATGTTGCGTACCAATATCCCGTATCCGAGTCTAGGGTAAGTGCAAGGTTCTTGAAAGTAGAATAGAAAGCATCGCTAACAGTCTCAACACCATCTAGCTTTATAGAATCGGTATAGTTGATTTTAGCAACATACGCCAATGCTTGACTTATGTACATATTAACCTCTAAAGGTCTAAGGCTTGCTGATTCATCAGGCATGCCACCATAGTACATTCTTCTTATCTGTGCTATAAGTTCATTTCTAGTCATTATTCGCCTTGGTTTTTAACTGTTTGAGCAGCTCTCTGCAAATCTCCGTCTTTCAAGCTAATTCCTATAATACCAATAGCCCTATATATGATATCTTCTAAGTCTTTATCCCCCCATTCTGGCTGAACACTTCCCGTAGTAGGTATTGCAGCAGGATCAGCAGCCTCTTGGTATACTGGTTGTCCGCTAATAACTTTATATGCCCATACCATCGTATTTGGATTCTTTATGTATCCAATCCTTATTGAAGAAACAGTACTAGGGTATATCTTATATGTATTAGCTATTTCAGTATATATTGGGTCTGTTGCTGTTGGAGGATCAATTGGGTCACTAAGTACTTCAGCTATCTTATCTTCTGTAACCCTTCTAATTCCCTTTAAATCATTTGATGTCCTAACAGATACTGTAGTATATAAATCAGCTGGCTGTGTAGCTATCTGAGCTGTAACAGAAAGAGTGCTTTCTTTTATAAATGTAGCCAATGATTCTACTACAGGAGTTGTAATTAAAGTCCCAGATTTCCTACCAAGTCTCATCCCCATATGACCAGAGCCATCCTCTGTCATATAGTTAAGATATTGCCTCTGCGCCATGTTGATTATCATATTGAAATCATCAGGGGAGATGTATGTACCTTGGTATTTATCTACAAGGTAGGATACAATTTTGTATACCTCATTAATATTCATAATGCAAATATAAAACAAAATCTCCCAGTAGAGACCTACCGGGAGAACCAATCAAACCATAACTAACACGAAGCTATGTTATTCGCCAAGCGTCTTGAGCTGGGCGTAAAAATCCTTACCTTTTTCCGTCAGACTATATTCTGAAAGGAATGTCAAAGCGTCCTTGTTATCAGGAATCTGTGCGATGAACTTCTTAGTATCACCCCATGATGCCTGACCTTTCATAGAACCAATATCTATGATATTTGTCTGAATAGCCTTTGATACAAGATATTGCACTTTCACAAGAGGATTATTGTACGTCTTGATGAATGTCTCTGCATTTTTATCAGCAACTCCAATGTAGTCCATTTTGATTGCTCTATTGCTTCTTTCAACACCATAAGAGTTTACAAACTTAACTCCAAGATACTTTGCGTGAGGAATCATAATCTCGTCCGGGGCATCCATTGCAATCTTCATTGCTTCCATTCTCCTTTCGGTCTTAACAATCTCCTTCTCTTCCTGTGCCTCAAAATCAAGCATAGTATAGACTGACCTAGTTCCATCCATCCTATTGGCCTTCTTATCAAACATATTGCTCTTAGTCAAGAACTCATATAGAGATGGTTTGTTAGCAGGGACACGCAAGAATCCTTTTACAAACCTAATGTCTGGTCTTTGATTTTTCTTAAAATCAGATAAATGATTCTGCTCTTCTTCCCATATAGTACTTACCCCCTCAAGATATCTGATATTTCTTTCTGTAGATGTTTCCTCATCATAAATAACATCTGTATTCTTGAGCATGTAATTCTCAGGATATTGGCTATAAACACTGTTTGAGTAAAACTTGCCAGTAAGTTGGAATACGTATTCTGTTGGAGCTTTCTTTTTCTTTGGAGTATCTAGTACGATGTCGGAGACTAATGAATGTTCCTCTACTGTAGATACGGCATCAACTAAGTTGCCATTTTCGTCAATTGTTTTTTTCGTGACTTTTGCCATGGTTTAAGATTTTGATTAAGACAAATATACATAAAAAAGAAACCCCTCGCTAGGAGGGGTCTCAATTTCAGTATATCTAAATTAGGATTTAACAGAGATATATTGGTTAGCTCCAAATACTTGGATACCGCAGTACGCCATGTGGTGTACGTTAAGTTCCATTTTGTCGCTAGTTGGAACCTTAGCCAAGGCACCAGTTTCCCAAACTTTAACTTCTTTTCCTGGCTCAACTTCGTTATAAACGATACGAAGAGAAGGAATCTTGTCACCAGTTTGAGCATCACGGCCATCCTTCATTGGGATGAGGACACCGCTGTTCTTGTAGTACTCTGTAGAAGGAGCTACACCGTATACAGCCTCAGCATTGAAAGGAAGATATTTCTTCAAGTGGAAAGTAATACCATCGATTTTCAATGAATCAAAGCCATATTTAACAGCAACTTCAGATGCTCCACCAACAGATGCCCAAAGAATTGCACCATTACCATAATTGGTAAACAAGGCATCGTCAACTACACTTCTCAAATAGCTATCCATCAAGAAATGATATTCTTGAGCACCACCATTGAAATCGGCAAGACGAGCAATGCTGTGGAAGTCAGCGATAGTGAAACCACCAGAACTCCAGTTGTAAGTTTGACCACCAGCTTCAATCTGAGGAATCAAACCTGTAGCACCTACACTACCAATTTGAGCATCAGTAGAAGGCTTTCCGAACATGAGTTTGAACTCTTTGTTGTTCATGAACCTACGAACTGCCTCATCAAGGCCTTTGTAAGTGTAGTAAGACTGACCATTAACTTCAAAGTAAAGTTCTTCAATCTTAGCACGATCGCTAATGGTGAAGTCTTCACGGATTTCAGTTGTGGTGAATGTCTTCCTTTCGGTAAGTCCAGTCAAGGTGTTAAACTTGGTAGATGCTTCACCAGCTTCTGTGATACCACGGAACAGCAAATGAGCTGTAGAAGTAGCGCCAAGATCTGTATTAGGGTCAATAGTTGCATCCAAAGGCTTCATCTTGAATGCAGTAGCAGAAGTCACAACAGTGATTTTGTACTGAACTCCAGTTGCAGCGTTTTCAACTACTTCACCTACACGAAGAGGGCTTCTGCCACCTGTAACAAATGCACTAGAGATAGCAAGAGTAACCTCTGCACCTGCAGCAACATCTGCGATAGCACCACCATCAAGCTGTACAGCTGAATGAAGTTTACCACGAGTTTCAAAGTGAAAATATTCCCTAGAAGGAACGGTAGCTTTCATTCCGAGAGCTTCCAAAAGTTGAGCATAGTTCTGAGAACCATACTTGTCAATAAACTGAGGGTAGTACTGAGGCTTCAGGATGGAAAGGTCAGACATAAATGACCTTGAAACACCTGTTTGCATCACATTACCTGGTTGTAATACTGGCATTGTAATTTATTTTAAATTTTTATAATTATAGACTGTACAATTTCGATACCATCGCACTATAGTCATCATTAGAGCCCGAAGTCGCAGCAACCCTTGGTGAGTCATTGAAGTCGATATTCTTCATTGATTTAAGTAGGTCTGACTTTGCTTTAGACACAGCCTGCGTCACAAGCGAGTTCACCACCTTATCTCTGTTTTGCAAGAAGTAGACATCTTCAGCGAGTTGTTTTGAATCGTATCTTCCTTCCTTGAAATAACGATTGCCATAAAACTCTTCTAGATCAAATTCTTTGAGAGTACTTGAAAGATTAACCTTTTCTTCCGGAGTAAGATTATACTTTCCGTCAAACTGGACATCCTCGTCCTTATAATTGACACTGAACCCATCAAAGGATTTGAGACCATCATCAAGGCTACTTACATAAGCTTGTCTAGCTTCTGTGTAAGCCTGATTCTGCTCCTGCTCCTGCTGTGTGAAGTAATCGTTCAATACCTGATCAGGCGTTATTTGCGACTGAGTGTTCTGAACTTGACTTAATATATCTGGAAACGAAATATCCTGTTTTAATCCCTCAAGGTAATCCTTTGCCTCTCTAACCTCTTTCTTCATCTCCCTTGAGATTGCTTTTGTCTGCTTCTCTATCCTCTTATTATGAGAAGCAATTTCCTCATCAGTCATCATAGAAGTATCAACGTCATCGTCAATCCCAAATCTACTACTGAATTCCTCTTCAATTTCCTGTGGAGTAAGATCCGGATACTCATAAGCCATCTTCAGCTTTAGAATATCAGCCTCTCCTAATGTGTCAATACTTGAAAGAACTTTTTGTTCGTAGATCATATCCGCTAAATCAGATATGTTACCACTTACAAGCTTATCATAAATATCTTTAGAAACCTCATTAGGCCACTCAAAACTAAATGTTGATGGTTCTTGAGTACTAACTTCTTCATTTACATTCTGAGGAAGCTCTACTGCACTATCAAAACTTGCAGAATTTGCAACTTCTGATGATGTAGATACTTCTGCCTCTTGTGGTGCTTCTGTAGTTGCCTCTACTTCTTGAGACATCTCCGTAGGAGTGTTTGAATAAGATGAGGTGTCAAATGGATTGAATTGTGCTTCTGACATGGTTGGTTTATTTTTACAAATATATGCATTATTGCATTTCCTCTTGCTGTCCCTGCTCCTGCTGCATCATTTGTTGTTCCTGAGCTTGCTGTTGAGCCATCATAAGTTGAGCCTTTTCTTCCTCTTTCTCCTGGAAGTATTGGTCAACCATGCTCTGTATTTCATCTGGCAATTCTCTATCCAACTCAAATGACTTCATCAAAGCCAATTGGATAAACTCCTGCCTAGAAATATCGCTCTTCATTTTACCTTCAGCATCTGTTATAGCAATCTTGCTTTGAGCTTGTATTTGCTGTAGCTGAGAATCTGCTTGAGCCTTAGCCATAATTGACTGCTGCTGAGACTGAGCATTCATCTCTGAGTTCTGTTGAGCTTTCTGCATATCATCCTTCATCTTCTTTCTCTTAGCCTTAGACAGATACATCTCGGCAAGCTTATAGTTCTTGATGTTTTTGACTTTAAACGCATCTTCAAACTCAATAGCATTTGCAGATATAGCCGTTTGAATCATACTGTTCAAGAACTGCTTTTCTGCCTCATCAGGTAGAACTTCTACAATTACGTCAAACTGCTTGTCCTTTACTTCAGCATCAGAAATAAAATCCCTGTACTGCTGACCACCGTACAAAACTGAATCGTAAAGCAGCAAAGCTGACTTAAATGATGTCTGTTTGTACAGATTCAGATAGCCGTCATATATGAAGTCAGTAGCGTTATTTGAGGCCTCAACTTGCGACCTCTGGACACCAAGACCCAATTTAGGATTAACAGATGCGCCTTCCCTGTATTCATTAACTCCAATCTCATCCCTAAGTCTAGTTAGGTAGTGGTTATAAACAGTAATCAATTCTTGAATCTGTCCAATGCTTCCGCTGTTTGGAGCCTCAGAAATAGGCACACCGTTCATTTGGTCTCCATCTTCACTCTTCCTTCTATAATATATATTACCCGTTTGGTCGTAAATCTGTTGAATCTCCATTGGAGTGACATTCTTACCTTGACCAAGACTTATGTCAGACAGTGCGTCAATATCAATAATCAATCCAGAAGGGCGAAGCTTTGCTACAAGCTGCTGTATCTTCAAATGTGCAAGAGTCATCTGCCTGATAGAAGTCTCCATCCTTTCAGGGATAGCCATATTCTCTAGGTCAAGGTTCTCATGCATATAAAGGCTATAGCTGAAGAATACATCAGAAAGCTCTTTCGCTATGGAAGGCTTAATCATATTCTTGGCTATTCCCCACTCAAGCATGATATCTGAGTTCATAACGTATACACCACGATAATTAACCTTCATGGTTTTGCGTATGATCTCCTTATTGTCTCCAACCTTTTGTGGCTCTTTGTCTTTCTTCTCTACTATAAGGTTTCCAAACTTGTTTATCCTTGCTTGGTAAATCATAGAGTCTACAGTCCTAATCTCAAAATCAAGTACATCTACAGTCCAATCGTCATAAGGTCTGTCTATATTATATCTATACTTCTCTTCCCACTTAACTGATGAAGTGTAATTCTTTGACTTCTGAGAAACCTTAAAGAACTTCTCTTCATCAAGGTTTGGATACATTTCCCTCAAGTCAGCTATCTTCATTGCTACAACCTCTCCGATAAATGACATATCCCTAAAGTCGTCATAATCAGAATAAGAGTAGATAAGGTTCTCAGGTATTACTCTTCTAATTGTAATCTTACCATCCCTTGAAGAGGTGACTTTCGTACAAGCCAATCCTACCTCAATCATATCCTCAAGTAACTTCCTCTTAATTACATCCCATCCGCTAGTATCAAGAACAGCTGTAATCCCCTTCTCAAACATAATCTCTTCAGGAAGCTGGTATTGTCCACCAAAGAACAAATCTAATTCTTCGTAATCCTCTGGAGTGTATGCGTTGTCTGGGATAAGTTTCAATCCAGCCGCTTCTTCAACCTCCCTAACTTCCTCCCCAAAGTTCATCCTAAACTCAGCCTCTTCTCTTTCGTACTTCTTTTTGTTTGTGGAAATAGGGTCTATGGCAGATACCCTGACTTTTTCCTCACGCTTCATAAATCCACCAATCATAACCTGTATGAACTTTGGTGCAATGGCTGGCGCCTTCATATCGAGGTTTACAAACGCCTCTTTCCCGTCTACATTGAGAAGGTCAAGGAACTCAGCCATTGGCTGTCTGCCTCTAGCAAACTTTCTGTTCTTGTCGAACTTCTTGTTTCGTTTACTAAAATATCCGCTATTAAAAGCCCTTTCGAGATACTTGGAGATTTTCAAACCTTCCTTCTCATCTCTCTTGGACTTAATTGTTCCGAGGTGGAAATTCAATATTTCCTTGTTAGTATTTGCCATAATCTAAAGCAAAAGTACAAATTATGTTGTTAGTTTATACGTCCTCAATGGTATAGAGGTTGCAGCCTTCTCTATACGCTTGCTTTCCAAAGATACGCCAGATAGTAAACTTATCATAAAAGCCACACTTCTGTCGTACACTGTCCTGTTTTCGTGGTCATATTGGAGCAGCTCCTCAAGCAACTCATTGAACACAATCTTCTCGCAGTGATTCTCTATATAGGTTATACAGGTATCAAGCTGCCTTGCCAAAGCAAATGAGTCTCCAGAAGTAACCCCAAACTTTGATACAGTTCTCTTTCTATTCTTATCTATTGCAGATTCTGGAGTTTTCATCAGATAACCCTTGAATCCCTTGTTGCTGAAGTAGTCAACAAAGTCATCACCTACGTCATTCTCATAACAAGCCTTATATCCCCAAAAGATAGCAGCCTTTAGCATCTCGTCATGGAACATAGACTTTAGCCTAGGCCTGTCCATATATTCCACTATTGGCATACAGGTATTATTTGGGTCGTTCATGTCAAGTCTCTCAAATACTATACAGGCTCCCATAGAACCCTTGCCAGATATTACAGATGATTTGAACGGGTCAATTCCGGATACGTATTTATGAGTATTCCCCGGTATTCTTACTCCATCTGATTCTAGTACTTTATTAGATTCCCCGTTTGGAGGAAACTTATAAACTCTCCAAGGTCCGTCTTTATCGTCAACCCAATCTACAGTCTTATCATCTTTCCATATCAGTCTAACTCTTCTCAAAGGAACTCTCTCTTCTTTAAGGAAGTCTATCTGATTGTATATCTTTTCTGCATTGAAGTAGCATTTCTTTTGGTCAATCATAAAGGCTTCATTCTCGTCAAATGGGTTCATCCGGATCTCCTCAGATAAAGCCTTTTTATCCCCAGATAATAACTGCCTCTGTTTCAGCAAATACTCCTTTGATCCTATGTCAATCTTTAACCCATACCTATCCTTTATGTATTTAGCCTGTTCTTCTGTAGGAACTTCAATTATAGACTTACCATGCCTATCTATAAAACCCTCGTATCCGTCATAAGCAGGACAAAAGTATCTGTACAGTCCGGTAGCAGTATACGAATCCTTGAATTGGTCAGATTGTTCAAATAGCATCTTGTATGGCTCACCACCACTCTTAGCATCATTAGCTGTTGAGGGTATCAGACAGAATCCAACTTTAATAGCACCCCTAGTTAGGGTCTTCTTAACAATTGGCCAGTACTGATTAACTGGAACCTCCTTCGGCCACTTGCCAGCCTCATCCATCAACAATGCACTAACCCTTCCAGAATCGTATGAGTTCAATGCAGTGTTCTTAAAGTTTATCTTAGACTCAAGACCGATGTCGCTATCGTATATCTGTCCCTTGTCTCTGACCTTTGCCTTTCTCTTATCCTTCTTCTTTCTAAATACAAGTTCAGTCTTTGTATCCTCATCCTCAACCCTCGGCTTCAAGAATACAGGTAGGTTCCTGTATCCATTCATAACCATATATATAAACGCATCAGACGCATCCTTACCAGTCTTAGATATAACACCGCAGAATGACTTCTTCTGTGTTATGGCTTTCCATACTAGATAACAGGTAGCTTGAGATGTTGCACCCTCCCTACGCTTCTTAATTCTAATGATACCATAGCACTGCATATTCTCCTCACAATACTGTTGGAAGTAAAAGTATCTCCTATCTACATCCCTATAGTCTGGCATGTCTCCATTCTCTAGTGTCCAATAGTTTAGGTAGAAATAATGCAATCCGTTTACATACGTTGGTTCACCATCATTCATAAACCAATACCCATTCTTAATCTTGTCTACTTCTTTGGTTATGAAGTCAATGTGTGAATCATCATAAACAGCATTACCATCCTCATCAAATTCAAGCTCTTCAAAAGACTCCGGTATTTCTGTTCGCCTAAAGTATTGTTCGCAGTTCGCAAAATGAGAACCGTCAATCTCGCTCGGAACTTCAGGACACTTATATGTTATTCCGTATATGTTGTATTCCTGCATTAGTTTATTTTCTTTACGAACTTATCTATCTTAGTTGCTGTTGACTTACCTATTGCGTTTAAGCAAAACTTAAACCTTCCAAACTCTTTAGCCTCTTCTATCTTCATAATCATCCCTTTTGACTTTAGCTTAGTTAAGCATCCGTAATAAGGAACATTAGTATCTTCCATATCTCTTGTGAAGTCAGCCTTAGTGAAGTAGTCGTATCTGTTAGCCCACATAAGGAAACTACATTCGTGAAGGCTCAAGCCAACGGCGTCTGTCATAACACTAAGCATTCCTATAAACCTAGATGCATTATCCGCCTTGAAGTTTGGCTTATCCATCCTAGCTATAGCCTTCTTATATCCATCTCTCCTACCCTTAGCTTGATGTACCTCGTATCTTCCTTTGAGTCTTTCTATCCTTTTATTTACACCCCACAGAACTTGCGTCATACGGAAGTGCTTGTAGGACATTGTATTTATCTTCTTATTCTTCTCTTTCCGAATCTCTTTCTTATCTTCTATGTGTGCCTTATTTCTAAACTTCTCAACACGTAGTGCTGACAATGCCTTTTGGTAGGCAGCGTATATTACTTCCTTGTCGTCAGATAGCTTTATTCTTTCCGTCATTTAAACAGTTCTTCTATGATAGGCTTCCTGCGAGACTTGTCCTTTTCCTCATCGCCCGACAATTGGTTATCTACCCTTAGTTTCTTTAGTACTTCATTTATATCTCCAACGCTATTAAACAACTTCATAACCCTTTCCCATGATCCATCATCCTTATCTGACAGATCAAGAGAAGAAAGGTCATTGTTATTCAATAGGGATGTAATCTCATTCAGTTTCCTATTCAGTGCATAGTATGCACCAACTATACCATCTGATTCATATAGAGCTAACTTATCTTCTAGTTTTCCCATTTGCCAATACAGTCTGTATATTTTAATCTGATTAACATAGTCCTTTTACCACCAATGTTATGATGCATCTCATAATCAGAGTACTTGTATACAACAGCTATATCTCCAACCTCAAAGTCGGTTATACTTTCTGGCTTATCAAGTATCTTGAGCATACAGTCCTTCTTTACCTTATCGGTAATTAGTATACTTCCATAAGACTTCTCTTCTTCGTAGATTCTTTCTGCTAACATGAATCCGTCTATGCAAATCACCTTATCTCCCTCTACACCAAAGTGTAGCATATGCGAATCGATGGCGTATACTGAGGTAAGGTTATCGGGCTCGATATCCATTCTATTCTCATCGGTGAGTGAGTTATGGTTGAATAGTACATCAGTTCCTGCTTTAAGGTTTTTGTAATCTGTTAGAAGTTTACCTTGGGTATGATTGGCTATCTTGCCATCCCAAGAGAAGTTGGTATTGATAAATAACTCAACTTCAGTTCCGTCATCCCTAATAACTTTGTGTGAATCTTTCTCTCCGGAACGCACGGCAATAATTACTCTCTTGCCAACAGGTTTGATTGTGTTGTAAAGATGCTCCATATATGGTTTGGTTTACAACAAAGTTACGCAAATCTTTCTATCCTATACCCTTTGTAGTCATTTATATATCCTTTTGCTAATTTATACATTGAAGATGTGTCTAAATTATTTTCTATAGAGTATCTAGAAATATTTTCTATAAACTCCATAGTGCCATCTGGCCTAACAATGTTTATCTTATATGTATTAAATGGCTTCTTCTTATTTATTTTTTCCCTTATGTTAGGCACTCCAGTCCATTCATCTTTTCTACATGCCCAGTATCTATTTTTGTATGTAACAAGTCGTCCATTGATTACGTTGTACAATGGAGCAGGACTTTTCGATATCCCCATATCTCTACAAAACTTATGCAAATTTTTCACGAAGTAAGTACTACATGTTTGCTTATCATATACAACATACTCCTTGGAGTGAATCTCTATTAACTTGTTTTTATGATTTTCAGAAATTTTGTTAAATGGTCTACCTCCACCGCCACCAGTAGAATTATAATTAGTCTTATTAACAACCCATTCTTTATTTACAATAAACTCCTCTTCATCTAGTGCCTCATTCATGCTATCAAAAAAGCATAATTCATACCTCCTAAATGAATTGTAGCCGTATTTTGCTACAGCTTTTATAAAATGTGAATTTGAGCCCTTCTTATCTATCTCCCTTAATGCATCTGAGTTCCTGTATATACCGCATCCTATATATCCATCATTCATATTATTTGTACCATGAACGCCAATATACGTTTTACCGTTAACTAAATTAACGGTTTGATATACATAATAATACTTTTTATTATTTAAATCGTTCTCCATGCTTCGTATTTCTTCCACTCCTATATACTGGAGAATTTCTATTCCAAAGCCAATTATAAGACCACCAACCTGCGGATAATTTTGAAGAATTCGCTTCTTTGGCGTGCCTTTTCCTATACTGCTCTCTAGCTTCCGGAGAATAGTTAGAAGAATAACCCTTTGCCCCAAACCTAATTAACTTTACTTTGTCGCCTTCTTTAGCAAGCACTACCTTCTTATGAACGCCATCTGATGCGTCCTTTGGCTTATTGTATCCTGAGAATTTCTCACCCCTGTAGTCTATCATCTAAATCTTTTTACGGCTTGGGCTATCTTTTTTGACTGACTTACGAACTGTTTTCCCTGCTGGTTCCCCTGCTTTTTTGCTCGGTTTGTTGCGGCTCTTTGACTTGGGCTCAGGGCTGACCACGCTTTCTCCGGTAAATACCGACGTGTCCCATCCGAGGGCTTCCCAGAAGAGGTTGTCCATTTCTCTTTCGTCCATTTCGACAACGAATTTGAGCTTGACTTCTTTCCTTGATATCCACCACCAGATTTTTTGTATAAGGCTACCGCCAATTGAGCTTTCCTGGCAGACCACTCCTGCGCATCTCCACCCTTCGAGCCCGCTTTTACATTTGCAACTATTCTTTTCCATAATGTTGGTTTCGTTTTTACAGCACTACTCATGGCCTACGGTATTTTCTATCCTTCCTATCGTGTTTGTTAAAAGACTTCTGAGAAGCGCCTTTCTTGCGCTTCCCTAAGTTTACTTTTACTTTATCAGATGAACCTTTGGCCTTTGCCATAGCTATTTGCAATTAGTATATCCATCTTAGTCACCTTGCCATCTCCACTCATATCACGGAATGCTTTTTTCTTTGCAGTCTTGCTTACAGCTTTTTTAACAATTGCTTTTACTGCTGCTTTTTTAACTTGTTTCATATTATTTCTTTTTACCTCTTTTTTCTCCTTCAAATCTACCTTCAGAAAATCTAGCTGTTTCGGTGCGACCAGGAACAAGTGGTATTCCGCTTTGATTTCTAAAAGCATAAAATGCCTGCGTAGGATTCCCTTTCTTATCTGGAGATACCAACTTTCCACTTCTTGCATTTGAAATACCTTTCCTATATCCTGCCTTATAGTCTGCTGTATCTATTGCACGCATTTTAGATTCTTGAAATGGCCCTGGCTTATTCATCTCTGAATAGTTAGGACCAACACCTGGTTGTTTAATTACCTTAGACACCCTAGTGTTATCTGTTTTTTGCGGAGCCTTTTTAGCAACTGGTTTAGCAGCTTTTGTTGCAGCTTTTTTAGGTTGTGGCATATTATTTCTTTTTAACTGGTTTTTTATACAATCCTGAAGGTTTAATCTTGGTGCTGTATGCTCCGTATTTTTCTATCTCTTTCATGACAGATTTTGGAGTTACACCACCTTGAGCCATAACTTCATCTATTGATATACCTGACCTCTTTGAAAAATCAATATCCTCTTTTGTAGGCTTTGGTTTTTGCTGAGGCTGCGGCTTCGGTTGTTGTTTAGGCTGTTGTTTAGGAACTTGTTTCATTTCTTTATTTGATTTTTTGCGTTTTCTCAATCCATTTGCTGCTGGTTTAATTATTCCCTGAGCAGAAATAATTGACCTGTCTATACCTGATAGTGATATGTTGCCTTCCATTTATTTCTTTTTGGAAGCAAGTTTGTATCCTTTGATTGCTCCTGTCATAGTCTTTTCCTTAGACTCATACTTCTTGCTTTCTTTCTTTTCGTGCTTTGCTTTAGCTGCTTTTGAAGGATAAACTTCTTTGCCTCCGTATTCTTTGATTGTCTTTTTCATTTTTACGTTATTTGTAACAAAAATAAGAAACTTATCCGTAAGTTTTTATAATGAGGTCCAAGACGTCTTTTGGTACGGTTTCGTATCTTTTCCCTATCCTAGATGGGCACATCTCTATCAAGTCCTTGTTATCGTACAGCCCAGTTGGGAACTTCTTTATTATTGGTATTGACCTGTAGCTGTATAGGTAAAGGTTAGCCTTCTTGGTGTACCTAGTCTTGTTTATAGGTAGTTTCCACTTCCTTATGTTCTCAAGAGCCCTAACTTCGCAGTCCCTCTCAAGCTCAATCATTCCGTCTACCATTATCTTCATCTGTATGTTGTTAAGTTCCCTGTCTCCATCTAGCCAGTCCCACAGGTCTAAACAACAATCTGTCCAATGAGACCACCTATCGTCCGTAAGCCACTGCTCCATGTGCGAGTACTCGTGAACCATAATCTCTATCCATTCCTTGAACGGCTTACCACAGGCTACCACAAGAGCCCTGTTAACATCATCAAAATACCCGGCACAGTCCGTAGAGAAACTATCTGTTATTACCACATTCTTAGATGGTGACATCACAAGTTCTATCTTGTTTACGGTACACCTCCTCCTTACATGGGCAACAAACTGTTTGAATTCATCGGGTATCTCATATTTCATCCAACGAAATTAGCTAGTTTTTAGGCTAGATAATCTTTGGTCTGTAACCCTAACCCTGTTACCATTAAAGAAGACATTAGGGTCATACCAGAACTCTATATAAGACCCTAGCTTCCTTGATATAATCCTGCTTTCTAACAGCTCATGTATACTGTTGTAGAACGTCTTTGAAGCTATCCCACATGCTTCACATGTATCAGAGGAGTGTATAACAACAACCTCACTAAGTGGCTTAACAATACTAGTTGCATATAACAGAATCTTTAAAGCAGGATGAGATAAACTCATCAAACTAGGTACACTACTTTGGAATAGTTTAGTATACACAAATGAGTCATGTAATAGAGTCTTGTTCTGACTTACCTTCTTCATGGTATATAGCTGTCCAGTTTCAGGGTCTATAGTAAGTGTCTCATCTGCTTTAGTAGTATACAACCTCTCTACTATCCCATTAATCTTATATGGGTTACTTAGGTACTCTTCGTGCTTTTTATTCATACCCAAATATACCCATATTTTCCGTATCCAAGGAGTTCATTCCCTAATAGGGGAATACTAGTATTGATTTCCAACTAGTTATGAGGTTTTCTTCTTAATTATATTATAGGATATCATTTACCTAATAATACCATGTAAACTGTGCAAAAATAAGGGTATTTGTTGTGCAGAAAATAAGGTGAGTTGTGTAATGTCGTAAGGGT